TAAAAAACTTGACAGTTGAAAAATTATAAGTATAATAATATCAAATAGCGGCCTTCCTGGCACTTCATCCCGCTTAATAAATTCTGCAGGCCTATGCTAAAATTTAACATAGGAGAATAAGCATGTCGCAACAAAATCGAACAACACATTACATTGATCTAGGCACAATGAGCCCAGAAGAAGCATCGGCTCATCTTGAAACTATTCGAGCATCATTTGCTCGTAATAGAACTTACAAATACACCAGCACCAAAGAATATCATGACGCATTTCCATGCGCCTACAGACAGTGGCGAGCCGATAGTCATTGTAATCTAATACATGGTTACAGTTTTAGTATGAAGTTCTATTTTGGCACTGACGATTTAGATGTGCGTAATTGGGCTGCTGACTATGGTGGATTGAAAGAACTTAAAAAGATTCTCGAAGATCAATTTGATCATACACTAATTGTAGCACAAGACGATCCTGAACTTGAAACATTCAAATTACTACAGGAAAAGAAAATGGCTAAGATTGTTGTGTTACCTCGATTAGGCTGCGAAGGGCTAGCTGATCAACTGTACAAGTTTGTAAATGGTGTGTACATTCCTGACATGTGGGGACCAAGTGAAGCAGAACGTCTTTGGTGCTACAGAGTTGAAGTCAGAGAAACCCAAAGCAATATGGCCTTTAGGGAAGGTCATAGAGAATGGAATGAGGACTTGTTCGCATGATAAAAATCAAAAACTTCGAGATAGGTAAAGCGCAGCCACTGACTATTATAGCTGGACCTTGTCAAATAGAAACACTGTCCCATGCTATAATGATAGCTGAGACTGTAAGAGGTATTACTGACCAGTTAGGCATGAACTTTATCTATAAAAGCAGTTTTGATAAGGCCAATAGAACAAGTATACAAACCATGCGCGGCCCAGGTATTAAAGAAGGTCTCGATGTGCTGTATGGTGTAAAGCAAGCATTAGGCGTGCCAACACTTACAGACATACATCATCCTGAGCAAGCCAGTCTATGTAAACAAGCAGATATAGATGTATTACAAATACCTGCTTTTCTTTCTAGACAAACTGATCTGTTATTAGCCGCTGGCCATACTGGGCTAGCAGTGAATGTTAAGAAAGGCCAATTTATGGCACCTACAGATGCTGCCAAGGCTGCTGAAAAAATTGCCAGCACAGGCAATACACGTATTATGTTATGTGAAAGAGGAGTAACACATGGATACAATAATCTTGTGGTTGACATGCGTAGTCTACCTATTATGGAACGTTCTGGTTATCCCGTGGTGTTTGATTGTACTCACAGTGTGCAACAGCCTGGAGGATTGGGAACAAGCTCTGGTGGAGATAGATCAATGGTCCCTTACCTCACACGGGCGGCAGTAGCTACCGGATGTGTACATGCTTTGTTTATAGAAACACACGAAAATCCAGATTATGCTCCTAGTGATGGTCCTAACATGATTCCCTTAGCACAATTAGAAGATCTTTTACTTGGTGTGAAACGCATATACGAGGCTGTAAATGGATAAATGGTTTGTATGTCTGAAACACGGCAACAAATATAGTAGCAGTTATGTAAACAAATTGTATAATATGGTTAGAAGGCACTGTACTGTGCCTTTTGGTTTTGCTTGTATCACAGAAGATGCTAGTCATATAAATCCTGATATTAAAATTATTCCTATACCAAAACAGGCAGGACTACAAGGCTGGTGGTACAAGCCTTGGGTGTTTAGTGCTGAATTACCTTTAGAAGGTACAATTATCTTTTTAGATCTTGATATTGTGATTGTAAGCAACATAGATAGTTTATGGACATATAATCCAGGAAGATTTTGTATAATTAGAGATTTTAATCGCAGTAGTATCAAAGAATGGAAGAAATTTAACAGCAGCATCTTTAAATTTGAAAAAGGTAATTTTCAATTTGTTTGGGATAATCTTGTCAGCGACATTACTGTTACTAGAAAGATGCATGGTGATCAAGATTGGATTTATAGTCAGATTAGAAGCAACTATCAGTTTTGGCCAGACGAATGGATACAAAGTTATAAGTGGGAAATACGTAACAGAAATGATGTTATCAAAGTTGGTCTAAAGCGTCAATTCAAAGAAGTAGCTAATCCTAAAGTAGATCCTAGAACCAAAATTTTAGTTTTTCATGGTGATCCAAAACCTGACGAAGTACAAGATCCGATTATTGTTGACAACTGGCAGTAAATGTTATACAATTACGGTATGACAAAACGTATAGGTTTCGCATGTAAATGGATCGACTATCCTCATCAAGTCGAATCTATTAAGCCAAAAGATGACTGTAAAAAATATAATACAGGCACTACTACAGTAGCATGGCTAAATCGCCAAACTCGCGAAGTGGCAGAACAAAAACTATGGGACTTAATGGTCCAAAATATTGAAGCAACTAGATTACTCGTTGAACGAGTGGGGAATTTAAATGAACGACTTAGAATGGTTCGTATCAGTTCTGACATTTTACCAGTATACACTGAGCGGAATTGGAGTTATTTTTGGTGTAAGCCTGACGTTAGGACTTACTGTGAACAACAGTTTAGCAAGGTGGGTGAGCTGGCTCGTAGCCGTAACGTGCGTTTATCTTTTCATCCAGGCCAATTTTGCGTACTGGCAAGCAATGATCCAGATATTGTCACCCGCAGCATTGACGAGTTTGAATACCACGTAGATATGGCTCGTTGGATGGATTATGGTCGTACATTTCAAGATTTTAAGATTAATGTACACATAGCTGGTAGACAAGGTCCTGATGGCATTCGTGCTGCCTATCAAAGGCTTAGCCCAGAAGCACGTAACACACTGACTATAGAGAATGAAGAAATAAGTTATGGACTTGACGACTGCTTACTTATTAGCGACCTTGTGCCTATTGTACTGGATATACATCACCACTGGGTCCGTGAAGGAGAGTATATACTGCCTAATGACCATAGGGTTCAACGTGTTATTGACAGCTGGCGCGGGGTTCGTCCTGTTTGTCATTATAGTGTTAGCCGCGAGGATATACTTATTGGGCATTGTGTAAACACATTACCTGATCATAAAATACTGCTAGAGGCAGGTTTTCATAAACAAAAAATACGAGCGCACAGTGACTTCTATTGGAACAATGCTGTGAACGATTGGGCTTTAGAACATAATCAATGGGCAGATCTCATGTGCGAATCAAAAGCGAAAAACTTAGCATCATTTGCCTTATATGAAAGGAGTTTAGAAAATGGGAGATCAATCCCCTCCGCAGTTGACGTTCCTACAACGAGCATTTTGGTGTGAAAATTTTGCTTGGTTACCTAAGATTAGCTATCTAAGTAGCAAATGGATTTGGATGACTTTTGCCTATGAAGGCATAGCATTTAATGGATCAGGCGACACACGCACTGAAGAAATACATTGGATCACTCGCGATGAGTGGTTAATGGAAACATTAAAAGGTAATATTGATTAACAAAAAGGGCTCCTAAGAGCCCTTTTTTATTCTGCCTTTGGTTTGCGTCCTCTAGGCTTTTTAATTTTTTCCACTACTTCATCTGTTACTTCTTTGACTATTTTCTTAGTCTTTTTAGCTGCTGCTTTAGCATCTTCTAAATCTACTTTTCCATCTTTATTAACATCTAACACATTGGTTAATGTAGGCATTACTGGAATGCTTTCGTGTCCAATACCGTCTGGTTTAGTTGTTGTTGGAGGTTCAACTTTATAAGGTGCTTTTGTAGGACCATCCAATGGATGAGTTCCGTCCTCGTCTTCTTTGTTTAGAACGCGATATCCTACATAAACCATAGCTGCTAATAGTACAATAGCGATGATAATTTCCATACAATTCTCCTTGTGCTGTATTTAGTGGGTGTTTAATAATCAAAAACGATTTATTGGCAGTGTGCTGCTAGCTGGCATATCCCAAATTTTCTTACGCTCTACGCCCTTTCTTTGAGCAAACTTTTTGCTGTTACAAAGATTACAGCAATGAAAGTAATTATTGTTTAGGCGTTTTGGATCCATAGATCCTTGTAACCTTTTAAACTCACTGCCACAACTATCACAATGAAATATGTTCCAAGTTCTATTTCTAGTGTATTTGTGTTCAATACCTAATTTACTAGTTCTAGTATATTCAACTTGTTCTACTTGTGATGTGATAAACATATTTGTATTTACATTAAGGTTACAAAATTATCTAATAAATACACAATCAAAGAGGAACTTATGCTAGACATTACTACCAACGCGGCAGACAAAATTCGTGAAGTTATCGAAGAAGAAGCCAATCCCAATCTTAAACTTAGAATATTTGTACAAGGTGGAGGTTGTAGCGGATTCCAATATGGATTTACATTAGATGAATTACAAAATGACGATGATTTTTGTATAGAAGCTCACGGTATCGCAGTGCTAGTAGACAGTATGAGTGCGCAATATTTACAAGGCGCAGAAATAAATTATGTGGATGATATATCTGGCAGTCAATTTACTATAAAGAATCCGAATGCTGAAACAACTTGCGGGTGTGGATCTAGTTTTAGTGCTGGCAGTCATTACGATTTCGACGAGGTTTAAACATGGCAAGACAAGTTATTGACATTGGTACAGTTGGTAACGACGGTACCGGCGATAGTATTAGAGAAAGCTTTAGAAAAATTAATGAAAATTTTAGAGATCTCTATGCTGTTTTTGGCGAAGGTGGCCAAATTAGAACTACGGATTTAGATGACTGGCCTGATCAATATGCTCCTAATCAAATCTTTGTAGCCAACGATTTTGGCGACAATATTCTTGCTAAGAATTTGACACCAGGCGACGGTATTGAAATCACACAGAATTCATCAGCGGTAATTATTTCTAGCACCAGCACCAGTGTACAATCAGATATTAGTCCAAAGCTAGGTGGTCCACTAAATGCCAATGACTTTGTTATTGCTAAGATAGCTGAACCAACTGACTCACAATCTATTGATTTATTCAACGCTATTCACGGACTTGCCGGCAGTCAGGCAATTACCGAAGACGATCTTGTTATCAACAAAAGATATGCTGATCAACGATACATTAGACAAAGCGGTGGGGCCAGCGGCGGCGGCTCTGTACGTGTAAGATTAGAACCTGCTACTCCTGCTGAATATACATTTACTATTTCAGTATGGGAAAATACTTCTGCTGGAGGCAATCTAGCAAGAGTAAATGCTCATGGTCTTGACACTGCCTATGATGGATATGCTGTAAAGTATAATAGTACAGGTACTAATGCTACACCGCTAAATGAAGTTACTACCTACTATCTAAAAATTGTAGATGAAAATCATTTTAGTCTACATAATTCAGAATTAGATGCTAAAGCTGGTACAGGTAAAGTTGCTGTGGCAGTGGGTTCAGGCACTGGTGTACAAACTTTAGTTGATGCGTTCTATGATGTTAACCTTCCAGGCAATTTTGCACTGAATGAAGCACTACCTAGAGTAAGCACAGTACGTCGCAGCGGCGATATTATGACCGGTGCGCTTACATTATATGATCATCCTGGCGCATTAGCAGGACAAGGAACACCAAATGGTGACGATGACCTACAAGCTGCTACAAAACTTTATGTAGATAGCAGTGCCTTTGCCAGTCAAATTAATTTGTTTGTCAGTGTGTCGGGCGATGACGCTCAAGTAGGAACTCCGCCAGGTAAAGAAGGTAGAGCATTTGCCTATGCTTATGCTACAGTAGGAGGAGCTTGTGCTAAGGCAGTACAGATTATTGATTCAGCAGCAGAAGAACCAGGACCCTATCGTCAAAGAATAGCATTTACTATTGGCGCTACTACGACCAATAGCACAGTTCAAACTGTAGGGTTCAGCGGCGGTTCAGGCTATACAGCGGTACAAACATTATTAAATCTTAATAGAGAATGGATCAAAGCAGAAACGGTAGCTTATATAGATGCTACCTATCCTGATTTATTTTACGACCGAGAGCTATGTGGTAGAGATGTTGGTTTAATAATTGATGCTATTATTATTGATGTGTTAGTTGGCGGTAATGCTCAAAGTATTGCTGCTGGTAAGAGTTATTTTAGAAATGCTA